GCAGCAGTCAAATTCACCCCATGAAAAAGGCCGCTCTTGGGCGGCCTTGATCGTGTCGTTCAGACGGGTTGTCCAGTCTCGGTAGCGCATGGCTAACTTCCATAAGTGAATGTCGGTGCGTCCTTCTTCGAGCCCCAGTAAATGGGCCACTCGGACATCTGGGCGATGGCGTAGAAAAACCGGTCGCCATCGTGTCGTGCACGGTGGTTTTCGTCGGTGAAGCGCTCGGTGCCGGTGCGGCTCCACTCCGCCATCCGGTCGACCACTGGGACGGTGATGCTGTTGCCATCCTCGCTGTTGCCGCCGAACGAGAACTTGGCTGCGTCCATGCGCCCTGAGAACAGGATGTCCGCTGCGTAATTGCCCATCTCGTCGAACACCACGAACATGACTTTGGCCATCCGCCCGCGGCACCCGCGCACATTGGTCTCAGACAGGACGTAGGCATCCAGACCACTGAGTGTCAGCTCGACCGACATTGGCGAGCCTGAGTTGTCGCTCTCCTGCGACTGGCTGACCTGACCGAAATTCCCCACGCCCAAGTACGTGATCCCGTCGACCACAAGATCTCCGGTGCCGGTGTGCGCGAAGACCATGCCGTCGACGAAATTGAGCTGCACGGCGTACACCGGCATGAACTTGCCGGTGGCAATGATGTTCACGACGCTCTGGCTGAACGGAAAAGACGAGGGCATCAGAAAGCCTCCCTGAACTGGAAACTGCCGTTTGCCACAACTGGCTGAACAGTGAGTTGGTTGGTGTCGTCAGTGCGGCGCATTTCGGAATACGGGTTCTTGTACTCCACCGCAGTGCCAGCCGGGATCGCCCGGCGGATACGTTTATTGAGAAACAGCTGAACCTGCCCCTGGGCCGTCGAAACTGCATCCTCTACGACCTCAAACATCTCGCCCGAAATAGTGATGTAGTCGCCGAAAGAAAAAACCCTTTTGCTCGGTGTGACGCCACCAAGTGTCATGTTGGTGGCCTGAGCATTGGCCGTGACAATCACCGGTGCACCGATGTTGTCCGTTCGGCTTCGGGTGAAAGCAGGAACATTCACCGTCCCATACATTCCCAGAAGCCTGCCGAGCAAAGCAGTGACTTCCCGCTCGTCCTCGTCAAACAGGCCGTCAAAGCTCAGCGTGCACAACCAATACGCCCCAGGGTATCCAACGATTTGCTGGGCGTTGGATAGGGTCGATGTGAATGTCCGGTTGTTGTAGACCATGCCCCAGGTCATTTGCGACGGCCATAGCGAAGCAGGCCAAGCGATTGCCATGAGAACTCCTACAGCCGGTTACCGGCGATTGATTAGCTGACGGGCGGGGCCGTTCTGTTTTAGGTCTTTGAGCATCATCTGATAACCACCCTCGGCCCCCCGACGCGCCGCGTCCTGGATACGTGCAAGCGTGGCTTCGTCGGCATTGCCCTGCACAGATATGTGCTGCGTTATACCGCCAAGTGTCATGGTTGAAGTCGGGTCAGCATTTGATGCCCCTGCCCCACCGATAGCACGAACCCCCAACGAACCATCAGCCGCCCGAGTCAGCGGCATGATTGCCTCTGGCCCGGCCTCCGCGAAAATCCCCGCGCCTTTGGCGAAAGCAAATGTCTGCGGGGTGTTGTAGACCCCACCGGAGTAGGACGACAGACTGGCTGAACTATAAACGCCGCCCTTGGCATTCGGCACCATGGCGCCCTCGCTGAAGCCGGTCATCGTTCCGCTACCAGCGCTAGCACCGCCACCAGCGAAAGCACCGAAAGCAGAGCTCAGGAATCCGGCAGCGGCCTGACGCACTTGAATCCGAATCAGATCGTCAATGATCGAGTCGGCCAAGTCCTTAAAGGAAAGTTTGCCGGTCCTGACGAAGTTCACAATGCCGTCCTCCAGCCCGCTGAACGCGCTGGTGAAAAGCTGCTTTGTTTGCCCCGACACATCGGCTGCCTGGTCGACATAGTCCTGAAGCGCATCTGAGGCGCCATTGGCCCAATTGGATTGGGCGCTATCGATTTGGCTGTAGTAGTTCTGCTGAGCGCGAAGACGTTTGTCGAGCTCATCCTGCAGCACCTTCGTTTCGCTGGCATAAAGCTCCGGCGAGATCTGCCCGGTGTTGCGTTGCTCGTTCAAGCTGGCCACATCGGCGGCGTACTTTTGCCGAAGCGCTAGGTCAGCTCGCATGCGATCGCGGGATTTTTCGCCCATGCCGATGCCTGCCAGCTCCTGATCGAAGCCGTCCTGCGTGGTTTGAGTACCAGTGGCTTGGGCGGCCTTGAACGCCGTCAGCTTCAGATCGTCCTCGTTAGCCTTCTTGATTTTGTTCAGGGCGTCCAGTTCGGCGGCCATGCCCAGCAAACGCTTTTTCTGCGCCTCGGTCAGCTTGCCGAGTTTGCCCTCTTGGAGCTCGAACGACAGCTTTGCGACCTCGGTGGCGTCCTTTTGCTTGTCGCCGGTGGTGTTGATCAGCTCAATCTGGCGCTTGTAGCTTTCTTCCGTCGACTCGAAAGCCTTGAGTTGCTGTTTGGCTGACGACTCCGACTCGCTGGCGTTCTTTTTGGCAGCCTTCGTCGCGGCGTCGTCCGCAGCTTTCTGCGCGTCCTTAGCAGCAGCGGCCGAGCGGATTGCCACGATCATCCCTTCAGTGAGGTCTGTATTCTCCGCGATAAATCTGTTCGCCGCTTCAAGGGCTGTTTTGTCCTGGGCGGCGCCCAGTTGTTTTTGAAGCTGTTCGAGATACTTCTGACCAACCTGATCAGCAGCCGCAACAGCAGCGTTGTTCTTGCCCCGAGCGGCGGTATTAGCGTCCGTCTCCCCTGTGAGTTCAGCCAGCGTCTGCCGCTGTTTATCGAGGATGACTGTGAGATCGGAAACCTTGATCTGGCCCGTCTCAATAGACCGGGCCATTTCTTCAGTTACACCGGGAATCAGCCTGACCTGGTCGGCAACTGCCTTCCAATCCACCGCCTGCCCCGTCGCAGAATCAGCGACAGCCTTGTTGACGATGTCCATTGCCGATTGAAACTCGGCCGGCAGCGGAGCAATACCCCCCATAAATCCGGAAGCACCAGCCAAACCGGCATTGGTCAAACTGGCCTGGAACTCGAAAGCAATCGAACCAGCAGCCGCTGACAGATCTTTTTCTGTGTCCGCGATCGAGGCGCGCAACTCGCGCAAGGTGACCGACTGAGTGGCCCGATTGAGTTTGTTGAAGCGTTCGGTCAACTTGTCGAGCGGGTCATTCAGATCACCCAGCTTCTGTTCCAGTACGCTGGTGTTGTCGCGCAAGGTCAGGAAAGCTGTGGCCGCTCCGACGGCAAGTGCTGCAACCCCAATCGGACCACCAAGAATTCCGAGCAGACCTGCGCTTGCACGCCCTACCCCGGCCTGCGCGGCAGCGACCGCGTTGGTTGCGCGCGTCTCCACCATCCTGGCTTCCGCGAGCTGCAATGACATTTGCGTTTGTACGGCGGTACCGCGAGCGGCCACAGCTTCCTTCTCGGCCAGAAAAACCGAAGTTTGGGCCTTCTGCTGCTCGGCCTGCGCGACGAGCAAGACCGCAGTGGCTTGAGCCTTACGGGCGACCACATCCTGATAAGCCGACCTGGCCGCGGTCGCGGCGGAAGCGACGGCGCTGATGCCGTATCGAGACAGAGCCGTGATCGCTGCGAAGATGGCTACATCAGCGAGAGTTTCGAAATTATCACCAAGGCTCGCTAACCCTTTCGCTAAAACACCCGTGAAATCGGTAGATTCATTCAACCGACCGATGTACACGGTGAAGGCATTCGAAAGGTTCTGGACCGCATCGCGCACAGCGACGCTCATGCTGTCCGCCAACACGCCATTAGCCTGGGCGGACTTTTGCAGGCCTTCGGTAAGAACGTCCAGGCTGAGCTTGCCCTGAGCACCTAGACTGCGAATTTCTTCAGCCGTCTTGCCTGTGGACTTGGCGATCGTGTCGACCACCGTCGGCATGGCTGCGAGTATAGATTGCCAGCCATCAGCCTCAACCTTGCCCGTTTGCAGCGCCTTTGAATAAGCGTCGATGGCAGCGCTGGCCTTGTCCGCAGTTGCAGAGTTAGTGACCAGTAGGAAGCTGAAACTATCCATTACATCCAGCGCTTGGCCGGTGTTGTAGCCCATCGATTTCAAGCTGTCAGCCGTCCGGATGTAAAGCTCTTGGGCCTCACTCAACGGGCGATAGGTGCGCTTAGCGGTGTCCAGTAAACGCTGCTGTACCTGGTCATATTCGCCAACGCTACTGGTAGCCATGCCGATTCGGTCGGACATTTGACCGTAGGAGTCTGCCGCCTCAATGATCTTGCTGATCGACGCGGTACCAATGGCAGCAGCAAGAGCGCTCTTGATCAGGCCTGCGGCACTTTGAGCGCTTTCGCCAGCACGATCAAAAGCTTCGTCAACACGTCCCAGACTCTTATCGATCTTTCCAGACGCCTGAGCAACGCTGGAGTCCGCGCGAGCCATCTCTTGCCGCAACTGTGCGGTGGTCGCTTCAATGCGGACCAGCATCCCCTGAACGTCGGTATCAGCCATGGTTTTCTCCGGGCATAAAAAAGCCCGCCGGAGCGGGTTGTTTTGTTCGCGTCACAATCAGTGGGGCATTAAACGCAGTGCACCGATATGACCTTATTTCTTGGAATACTTGAACGGTGCGGGCGTGGTTAGCAATGGCTCTGGTTTATCCCATGTGCCCCGATAGCCACGGACCTGATAGGAGTAGCCAGGCTTTAGCTCAAGCAGCAGACCGCTCAAGTCGCCGCCGGCGCACATTGCATTATTCTTGATACTGAGCTGAGCAGGGCCAGCAGCGTGATAGAGCTTCACGCTTTCCCCCTGACTTGTCTTCGCTGCTAGCTGACCATCGAGGTAAACAGACATCCCCGCGCCTAGACAACTCATGGCACCGGCATCCTGGGTGAATACGATTCTTGCGTCATCCGGGCTTTTCTGGCGTCCGAACGCATAAATATCCGACTTGGATACCTGCTTTGCATGATCCGGGGAAACTTGCGTGGTTTCACAGCCCACCAACATGAACGCCAGAACCGCTACACAAATCGCTTTTTGCACAATGAACCCTCCCTGTAGAAGACGGCAATCTACCACTACAGAGGGAAACGCCAAAAGGACAGCACGCGGTACGCTGTGAAAGGCACTTGCAGCTCAATGCTGCCGACCGGTTAGAGCCTGACGAAGCTTGGCGGCGACAGAGGCGGGCTTCGGCTTCTCTTTCAGTCCTGCTGGCTTGCCGCCGAAAGGATTCGTCATTTGCACCCACTCGATCCGGGCGTCCATCGCCAGGAACAATTCGGGCAACGGAGTGCGCCAAGCGAGGTCGGGCGACCATCCGAGCCAACCGGTAGCTACTGCATAGAGCCGGTCAACGTAACTACCATCCTCAACAGCACTTACGCCTTCGCCGGCTGCTCCTTTCCCGATACAGCACCACGCGGATTGTAGAGCGCAACCAGATACGCATTCAGCTGAACCGACACCTCCAGGACACCCACCTGCCAAACGCTTTCGGCGACTGCGTCGGCCTCCCTGCCCGTCAAATTTGCGCCTGCGGCAATGATTGCCGCGCAGCCGCCCACGCTGAGCGCATTCACGGCTTGAGATGCGCCGCGCAACCCACCGAAGTGAGCCTCAATTGCTCGAACAGCACCCAGGGAGGGCACCAGGTCATAGTCTTCACCGTCCAATGTGATCTTGGTTGTACCAAAAAGGGTCTTACTCATGAATCAGTTCCTTGGAAGGCAGGGGCCGAAGCCCCGCCGATTACGTTGGGAGAATTTCGAGGATGTCGGAGTTGATGCCGATGGTGACATTGCGACGCACCACGTTGTCGGCAGCGCCGGCGGCGACAGTGTTGTTCATCACCTTCCCGCGCATGTAAAACGTGGTTGGCAAGACCGCCGGTGTCGCATCGGGATCACCGTCGTTCAAGGTAATCTTGATGTTGTAATCGCCCTTGCTGCGATCTTTGTGCGCGACCTTGAGCGCGGCCTGGCCGGCATCGCCGTTATCCAAGCCTACGGTCAACGTCAGATCGCCCGCATCGGCGGTGCCCTTGTATTTACGAACACGGCCATCGCGCAGGGACGTGAAGTTCACGGAGCTGAAGGTGTCACCGAATTCGCCGAGGTCTTCGATCTCGCCCACTTCGACATAGGTATCAGCTTTGTAGAGCGCTTCGGTGTCCGCGCC